TAACCAACAAGACAGTAGAAATTGATAATGATAAGTGGAACAGAAGACTTAATGTAACTCCTGCTCTTCTAGAATTGTTAAAGAATCGTGTTTCAGAAATGAATGTTGTTGGTTTCTTTGTTGCTGGTTCCGGCCGGGGCGGTAGAGTAAAAGCTGATACTCTACGGTATGCTGTTGAAGGGTGGAATTCCAAATACAATGGTGATGTTGAAATTGTGAAAGCACTTTCTGACCTCAAGAAAAACAATGTGTTTGTTTCAAAGTCAAAAGGATATGATGAGTACTACATTCTGCCTGGCGCTGCACAATTGAATGTTGAGGAATTTGAAATGTCTGATGAGTTGGTTGGTGCTTCTAAAGCAAAACTGAAGACTGCTTTTGCAAAGTCTTCAGCTGGTCGCATTTCAAGTCGCCCACTACTCAATAAGTTCATTGCAATGGTTGCTTAATCGTTTTTACTATCACGCTCCTGCCATACTGAGAAGTTTCTTTCTTTGTTTAGTGACACGCTTTCTAGCTCTATCAAGTCTGAGTCTAGAAACTTTTTTAGTGAAGTCAAGTCCTTCCATATGATCATATTCATGTTGGAAAACTCTAGCAGTTAAATCGGTGAAAGTGTCTTTAATCACTTCACCGTTTTCATCTTCATATTCAACTTCAATCCAAGATGATCTTTTTACTTTCAACCACAAGCCAGGAAAAGATAAGCATCCTTCATCCATAAGTTCTTGAGTTTCACTTGAAAATATAATTTTAGGATTGAAACAAACAATCTTTTCTCTTTTTGTAAAATCACTATACATTACAAAAACACGTTCCATGATTCCTACTTGATTACCAGATAGACCAATGCCTTTGAAGTTATCCATAGTTTCAAGTAAGTCTTCTTTTATTTGTTTACGATCAGCACCTTCACTAACATTAGAAAGTGGAATTGTTAGTAGTAAGTTGTCTGATTTAATTAATTGATGTGTGGCCATAATGTTTATTCAATACCTCTAATTTATCTTCAGCGTGAGCCATTTTATCAATCTGTTCATCAACAGCTGCTACCAAGTCTGGATGCTCACCAATCCCTGCTGGGCGTGTTAAATATACTTCTATATTTGCTTGTGCATGAGCAATGTCTGCTTCATACATTTTTCTTAATGCGTTTATCATATTATGTCCTTCCATAAAATTTTGTAGGTTCATTATTCTTCTCATCAAATAAGTACCAAGCACAATTATCTTTGCCTGTCATATTACCAAACCATTTGATTCGTCCCACACTTACGATCTTACTACACATACTTATGTATTTTTTACTCTGTTTTGTATGAGGCCAGTCTGCATCAAATAGTAACCAAGTAGGAAACTTTGGTGCAAAAAATTCAATCATTGGATGTAATATTTTTCTGTCCCACGGCGGGTTTGTAATTATATACTCTGTCTCTATCAGTTCTTCTAATCCTAGTTTATCATATGAACTTGTATGTATACCTTCTGCCTGTGGTTCAATATCACTTGCCCACATACAAACACCCTTTGTTTCTAAGTGATTGATTAATGCACCATCACCAGCACAAGGTTCAGCAAATAGAAAGTTCTCCTCTAGATGTTCTAAAAGAGGATACACGGCTTCTATCGGCGTTGGATAGAAGTCTCTAGGTTTTCTTTCAAAGTCTGATCTCTTACCCATTATTCTACCACATGACTAAAGTTCTTTATCTTCTCAAATCGTATTGTACTTCTAAACTTATCTACAAGCACATCCTGTTTATGACTAATCACAAATACGTTCTCACCGTCTAGAGTATTGAGTATCTTGAGAAACTCATCTGTACCTGTCGAGTCGAGAGAGCTATCAAATATCTCATCCAGTATCAATAGATTGGTGTTTGTGCTGTTCTTCATCTTTGCAACCGCTCTCCACGTAAAGAGTAGTGCAAGGTCAATACGCATCTTCTCACCTTCACTGAACGAGGGATAAGTAAACTCATCTCTAAATCTAGACTTGATTGTTTCCTCAAAGTTTTCATTCAGTGTAAAGTTTACATAGAACTCCATTGCAGTAAGATATGTGTTTATCAGTTTGTTCATGATAGGTAGATACTGTTTAATAATCTTTGTCTTGATACCAGTATCCATCAACATACTACGAGCGGCCTCTGCATAAGATTTATCTTCTTGCAATGTTATTTTTTGTTCGTTGTATGACTTCAAGGACTTTTTGAGTTTGGTTAACTTACTCATATCATCTTTACTAAGTTCACCAGAATCCAACTCATCAACTTCTGACTGTAGAGTTTTATTAAACTTCTCAAGTTCTTTGAGAGAGTAACTTAGTTTCCCTATCTCAGCATCATTCTCTCGTATCTTTTTAATATAATCATTAATGGCTGACTGTAAATCTTCAGATAGTTTGAGTTCTTGGTTTAAATCCTCAACACCCTTATTGAACTTATCATATTCAGATTGTTTTTTTACAATCATATTATCTTTAAATGTCTCATCAATATGTTGCTCACACGTAGGACAATCATCATTATTCTTAAAGAAATTCATATACTTCTTTATAGCAGAACGCTTCTCTTTTAGGGTTGCATCAAGGCCCTTTAACTTCTGTACCTTCTTACTATTCTCATCAGAATGAGAAGTGTTAAACCCTAAAGATTCATTTAACTTTTTTAGTTCATTTATCTTACCTTGTCTACTGTGTACCTCTTCTTCATTACCAGTAATAAGAGTAGTCTTTTCTTTAATCAGTTTATCTTTATTCTTTTTTACACTCTCAATATACTTGTTCTGCAACTCTATCTTTTCAGATGTTAAATCTAAATTATAAGTTACATCTCTCTGATCTTCTGAAATACCTTTTAGTTTCTGTTTAAGAAGCATATTCATTAGAGAGAAAATTTGAATATCTAAAATCTCTTCAACCACTTCTCTACGATGACGAGCCTTGAGTTGCATAAAAGGAATAAAGGTAGATGATCCTAAAATAACAACCTGAGTAAAACTACGATAGTTTAGTTTGAGTATTTGTTGTTCCAGATACTTCTGATAGTCTCTAGCGTTTGCATCTTGATTATACATCTTATCGTTAATGTAAATCTCAAAAGTGTTTGGTTTGATACCACGAATTACCTTAAATGTTTTTGTACCAATCTTAAAACCAACTTCAACTTCACAACTACCACCATTAACGGTATTGATCAGTTGTGCTTTATTAATACCACGAAAAGGTTTACCGAACAAACCAAAGCATAACGCATCAAGAATGGTAGACTTACCAGCCCCATTCTCTCCAATTATCAGTGTTGTATTATTTCTGTCTAGTTGTATTTCGGTAAATTGATTACCAGTTGAAAGGAAATTTTTCCACTTCACATACTTAAAAATTATCAATTATAGCTCCAAGTCTTGTGCTTCATTATATAGAGACTTCATTGTATTCTTGAGTCTCTTTTTATCTAGTGTAATATCCAGATCATCAATGTATCTCTCAAGTAGTGTCATAGTATCTTCTGTATTTTTTACAATATCATCCGATACATTATTTGCATCTAACTCTGAGAAATCCTCAATGATCTTAACTTCATGTGCATCAGCCATTAGAAGTCTGTCAGTAAACAAATCAAACTGATACAAGTCTTTCTTATTTACCACTATGAGTTTTACATACTTCTCTTTGTATTTGGATACATCGTGCTTACTATAATCGTATTCTGTATCATCATAGTAAATCTTCTCAAATAGAGTGTATGTGTTTACAATACGCTCAAGCTCTCTTGTGCCAGTATCAAAGATATGAAAACCTTTAGGGTCTTGATAATCATTCCAGAATAGTTCGTATGGTGTGCCGAGATAAAAGATTTGACCGTCATCTGACTTATGATGAAAGTGGCCACTGAATACAGTTTCAAATCTACGAAAGAGTTTCTTTTCAAACTTACCCTCTGACTTATGACCCTTATACATTTCAAAACCACTGACCTCAAGATGCCCCATAAGAATGTCTGCATTTGCAGTATTCAGAGCGTCCATTGAAGCTTCATAGTTATTTGAGTTAATCCAAGGCATAAACAAAATAGGTGTACCATCAAACTCTACAACCTCTGGACCTGTATAGATTTTAAATCTATCAGAACCAACGAGCTCTTCCATAGAGTTTACTTCATTTGTATTCTTATAATAAGTGTCGTGATTACCGATTATAATATGAAGGTCAATACCCATCTCTTTAAAACGATTTATAAATCTCTCACGAAAATCATTTGCAATTTTATAACTGATATACTTACGCCTATCCACAACATCACCCATATGGACACACGTTGTAATACCTCTTTCTTTTAGAGTTGGAAAAAATATATTTTCATAGAACTTGAAAAAGTATTCATTAAAATTTGAGTTGTCATTTCTTGCACCAAAATGCGTGTCGGTAATAATAGCTACCTTCAAGTATCTGTCTCCATGAACTTCTCTAAACCTTTTGCTGGTTTATCTTCTTTCTTTTTAGGTTTGTATACGTCTTCATCTGGAAGCATTACAATAGGATCAAAACCAGAAACAATATAAGAATTATCGTCACCTTCCATTGTAGTAAAAGCTTCATAATTAGATTTCTCAATTATTTTATTTCTTACGTGCGTTTGTTTCTTCTCTTTTTGTATTCTACGCAAAAATGCATAGTAGATTATTTGTGTAAAATATGCAAAAGGATTAGAGGATTTTTCTGGATTAAAATTCTTTACATACTGTAAACAGTTTTCAATACCATCTGAAATCATCTCATCTCTATAAGTGTAGTTAATAAAGTTTGGCCTATAAGATAGGTGTGTAGCTATCTTTAGAAAACACTCACCAATGTAGTTTGTTACTGGTGGAATGTTATCTTCATCTGGCCAGGTCTCACGCCATTCGACCATTGCTTCCAAGAACTTTTTATTGTCTACATAATGTGGCTTTTGTTTTTTGTTTTTTATCATAAGGTACTCCTAATATATTAATTACTATACTATACTGAGAGTAATTTGTCAATACCCTAAAGAGACTTGACATATCTTATTTTATGTGTATAATAGGTTATGTGGAACCGTTAATGAATAAGTTTACTTGGTGATTCTTTTTCTTCTAATAGTTCATCATATATATCATCATTAGTATAATCATCTAATTCTTTTTCATCACTATCGAATTCACCATATTCTTCATCGAATTCAGTTACTATTCTTTTAAGAACATACTCATAGTACTTTGTTAATCCTGGCGATGCAGCTGCAGAAGTTACCACTGTCGTAGCAGGAATGGAGAAATATTTTTGTTCCGTAAATGGTTGAAACCAACGTGATAAACTCAAACCTTCACGTATACCCTCTGGGCCCACTTCTTTAGTATGAGTTATCAGTAGTGGATTTTGTATTTCATAAACACGTTTTGTCAATTCTTTCTCTACATTGTATTTTTCAAAATCCACTTCACAGATTATATCTTCTCCGTTAGCTAACTTTAAAACTGTATATGAAACGTCATTCATTTTATTTTTACCTTACTAATTTCGTAGTTAAACTGTTCTTCGTTATATATATTTATTCGTTCAAAAAAGTGGTTTAAAGTAAAATTGCGTCTTTCTTTATATGATATATCATCTGCAATATCAAATATTAAAACGGAATCTTTAGTTGATGATGTACGCAAGCCTCTACCAATTGATTGCAAGACCCTGATTTTTGACTTACTTGGACTAGAGAGCACGATGTTGTGAATATTACGAATATTAATACCAGTGCTAAAAGTACCATAAGATGCAATTGTGGTTGAGTTAGTGTGTCCTTCAACCAATCCACGTATCTTTTCCCTTTGTTCAGTATCAGTTCCGCCATGGACAAAATAAACATTTTCACTTCCTTTCATTCCTTCATATAATATCTTACCGTGTTTTTCTACTAACTGGTACAAGCATAGAGTGTTGCCCCCAATATTATTGCAAAGCTCTAAAATAAAATTATTTCTAGATTCTTTTGCCACGATGTAATTAATTTCTTCAGCATAATCCATCCTTTCTCTAATAGACGGATGTTTTAATACAATACATTTTATTTTCAATTTAGCAAGAGTATTTTTATCTATAAGCTCTTTTGTGCTTACAATTTTTTCAACTGTACCAAATAGTCCCTCTAGTACAAGTTTGTGCGTCTGTGACCCGTCTAGTGTCCCTGTAAGACCGAATCTATACTTACATTGGTGTAACTTAGTCATTATACCAGTAAGAGACTTTGCCTTAAACATATGGGCTTCATCACCTATTACACAACCAAACTGTTCAAAATATTTTCTTGGCATCTTGTAGATAGATTGCCAAGTAGATATCACAACATCCTTTTCTATCTTTGTTGTATACCCTTGATATATTTTCTGACAATGTGTGCCAGATGACCAACCATAGTCTTCAAAGTCCGTATACATCTGTTCGACCAATGATGTAGTAGGAACAAGAATTAAAGTTCTATTTCCACTCATCTGATAATATCGAACTAATGCATATATTATTAATGACTTACCACTAGCAGTAGGAGAAACAAGAAGAGCACGATTTCTGGAAATGGCCAACCGCACAGCTTCAATTTGATAGTCTCGTACTTTGAGTGACTTTCCTTTACTTTTTGGTTTGAGACTTTTGATAAATCCTCTAACAACCTTACCCACAATATTCCGCTCATCTTCGACTCCTTCTTCTATAGTATATTTAACATTATTGTTCTTGCAAAACTCAATAATATATGGTAGTAATCCCAAATAAATTTCACCACTCGCTGGCGAGAATAATCTTATCTTTCCATCCCACATACGATTACGATACATAGGCATAAACTTTGCGCCTGGCACTTCAAACGTAAAGAAATCTGCTAACTCTTGATTCTCTGAAGATGATAACTCAGATAGTGTTATATATACTTCGTTCTTTTTAGATATATGCATTTTGTAAAGTACGTGGTTCGCCGTAGTGACCCTTGATTAATATATTCCAAGAGATACTTATTCTTTCACCATTACTTGTTTGCACCCAATGTTGTAACCATGATGGAAATATAAGACCAGTATTTTCTGTAGGATCAAATGAAATCATAGTTGAATTTTCCCAATTATTTTCTTTTCTACGTGGAACTATAATACTAGCTTGTGGTCTAGGGTCAAAAAAATGTATGGGTGCAGATGCTGTATCTGTCTTCAAATAAAATACACCAGACAGAAAATTGTTTGAATGATTATGCGGTGGATGATTACCACCCGAGCTTATAATATTTGCCCACATATTAGTTATTATTAAATCTTCATATTCATAATCAAGATCATCTAATATAGTTTTATTTAATTCTAAAATATTATCTTTTAAATTTCTAAAGTATGACATTTTATGCAAATCATCTTCAGTCTGAGTTAAAAGATCAACACCTTTAAAAGTTTCAATATATTTTGTCATCAGAGTTTTATCATCAGTTGAGATATCTAAAACAAATTCATGAATTAGCGTTGGAAAACACTTATAAGTTTTTACATCAGCCATGCCACTACACTCCATCTAATTCCACTAATAACTTTTTTTGCTTGATGAGGATACATGAAGTTAGAGGGAAATATTATTGCAGAACCTTTATTTGGTTTTATTTCTTTTTTAGCAACAACAAACTCTCCTCCTTTATAATCATCATTCAAATAAAGTAAAGCAGATACATGAGGATATCCCCACTTTTGTCCGTGGCTATGATGAATATTGTCAACGTGTTCTGACATAAATCCACCAGCACCATATTTGTTAATTCTAAAATCACTTGTATGTTCGCACATAAAAAGAGGAAACTCATATTCATATTGTCTAACTGCTTTTGCAAAACAATCTTTTAAATGGTTGTAAAATATACTATCCTTCTTAATCCAAACGTCATCCATTACAACACGATTTTTTGAATCTTCATGAATCTTTTCATGACTAGAGAAGGACGATGGTTTGAAGTCGTGTTTAAAATTCATAAGATCATTACATAAACTATTATCTACAATATCTTCATAGACCTTTATATAATCTTGAACATTCATTTACGTCATTCCTGCTTCAAATTGTTTCCATGATATGGCGTGTTTGATATCCCAACCACGATTGTCTATAGACTTAATTACACCGTCTATAAATTTTATGGTTGTTTCTAGATAAGCAATTTTATTTGAGAGCTCTATAACATCACTATCTGATGAAATATAAATTTGTAGATCGGTTTTTAAAACTTTTAGATCAAAAGGTTTTGATGCATATATTTTTGCGTCTGACTTACCACCATAGTATTCCCACTTCTCACGATACAATACTTGATAGTCACCTTTACTTCTTGCAAGTAAAAGTTCAAACCTTGATTTATAGTCTAACCACTTGGCTTTTATTTCTTGATTGTAAAAGGATTCCTGATCTATGTTTTCAACATTTTTTACAGGAAGGTCTTTGTAGGATTCTTGTTTCAATTCGTCTAACGTCATTATATACTTTCTTCAAATGATTGAGCAGAGTTTGATTACTCTCTTTTACTATGTTGACCCTGATGAGGCTTGCCGTGTTGTCACCAGAATTTAAGTCTAAAGATTTGATATGTGTTAAAGTATATCAAATCTCTGCTCACTTTTATTTATACTAACTAATTGCTTCAATTTCATAAATCTGATATGCAAAGTCTATTGACGCTGTAAGGTACTCAACGTCTGTTGCTCCTTGATTATAATCTAATGCAGTCATAGCCACAGGATATAAATCTCTAAAGAAAACATTTACAATAGGATTATTTTTGTTAGATAGAATTGTTAATGTTGCATCAGAGAATAATGCATTGTTTGGAGATGCTGCTTTTACATCTCCAACATCTGTGCTTGTACTTGCTGTACTTCTAGCACCTATTGGAGTATTTGAGATATTTGTTTTAAATTCACTAAATTGTTTTCTATTTTTTGGAAATCCTATTGCAGTTAACCACTCATGAATACTAAGAAAGTTTTCTAGATACTCATCAACAATAAAACTTACACTTAGATTATCAAATGTAAGTTGATCTCCCATCATAGGAATAGATTTAAATGGTGTAGGTATTAAAACGTCACTCAAAGCAATAGCTGGTATTGTTGCAGAAACGGCAAAGAACTCTACCTTCGGAAGTTGGTGAATACCAAACCTAAATTGAGTTGGACTTGCATAGTCTAATTTATCTGGTTGTGTTTGTACTGTAGCCATAACACTATTTAGTCATACTATTTAGTCACGATATTTATTGATACATTCAATTTCAAAACCTAGTAATTTTGAATATTCCATTCTAATCTTTTTTTCAACTTCTTTTTCGTTTTCTGCTTCAATATCAAAATAATGCACATCTTCCCACTTGGATTCTTCTTTACCAACTATTTCGCCTTCCCTTACTTTTTGTCTTATGAATTTATTGTAGACTCCTACTTCATACGTGTGCATAAATTTTTCTCCATATCTACCATAAAAATGGTATTTGACCTTTACTTATTGAAGCTAACCACCCCCACATTATTAAAATTCCAGCAACTACTACAAAACTTTGCCAAGTGAACAACCATACCTTACCCCAAAACTCTCTTTGAGCCTCTTGATGTTCCTTAAATGCTTCTTTTGCTTTTTTGCGTTTAATTTTATTTTCTTCGATTCGCTTTTCACGTAGCTCTAAAATTTCGTTCCACGTATTTCGACCGAACCGCCGATTAATCATAAGTTTTGCTTTGTAAATTTGTTCTTCAATTTGTTTTTGATGTATTACTTCAGCAGTTACATCAGAGATAGATTCGCCAGGTATCTCATCACCATCGTCTAACTGTTGTGTAAGATGCTTGTTCCACTCTGTATTGTTCTTGTATTTCTTTTGTAGAGATGCATGATCATGATGTGCTTTAAATAATTGATCTAAATGACCAGCTACTTCAGATGGGTCTTTAGCAGTGCCAATTACCTTACTAATACCATCAACTGCACTTTTGCCTAAGGTTATAGCATCGTTGGTTAATTTTATTCCTAGTGCAATTTCTGCAATCATAACATCTTCTCCGTTCACCTATATTTATAAAAAAAAGAGGGTTCCAAATAGGAACCCCCTTTAAGTTTGTAGTCAAGTTTCTTCTTATTATTACATAAGATTGTTAACTTTAACCCTACGATAGTAAGAGTTGGTATTGGCATCCAAGGAAGCATCTGAGTTAAGACCAGAAGCAGGGAAACCATCAGCAGAGGCACCGGCAGCAGCAAATGGATTTGCGGCCATTCCGTAACGTGTCTTGAAACCAATCTTTGGTTGGAAGGTGTTCTCACCAACCGCACGAACCATTTGCAATGGAACGTATGGGCAGTAGAAGAAACCAGCGTCATAAGGTGAAGAACCTTTATAACCAGCAACATAGTACTGAGAAGCAGCTACGTTGGCAGAATAAGGATCAACATATACCTTATAACGACCATTCATCACACCAGCGAATGTGGTGGATGTATCGTCAACATTGAGGTTATTGTTAAGAGCAGGTGTGTAATCAAGTACACCAGCCATTTGGAGAGCAGAAGCAACATCAGCGGAGCAGATGATGATGTTACCTTTACCACGACGAGTCTGTTGACCAATCGCATTGGCATCACGCTCGATTTGGAACATCAAACCTTTAAACTTCTCAACACTCCAACGTCCGTTAGAGTCTGTATCAAGGTCAAAAGTACCAGAAGTTGTTGTGTTGACTTGTGCGCCAGGAACGGCAGTAATGTACAAGTCACGAATAACTTCACGGTTGATTTCTGCAAGAATTTCCGTAGAAAGAATGTTGGAAAGTTCTGTTTCTGCATCCAAACCATGAATGGCTTTAAGGTCTTGAGCAAGTTCCATTGTGTACTCAGCTTTGAGGGCACGTGTAACTGCTGTAACCGTTGTCTTTTCGATACTGAATGCCATCTCTGCAAAAGAGTTAGCAGTTGCATCACCCAAAGCTTCACCTTGAGCAGTAGTCATACCTGTTGGAGCAAGATATGTTCCAGCAGGACTATCGTTCAGAAGTTTAGGGTTAGTACCTGTGTTGGCTGAAGATGTTAAGTCACCAGCGGCGTCATCGTTAGAATGGCCAGGTGCTTCATCAACCAGAGCCTCGGCGCCGTCAGAAGATGCAAACTTAGCACGCATTGCAAAGATCAAGCCGGTTGGACCTGTCATTGGTTGCACACCACATACATCATAAGCGATGAGGTTAGGCATTGCACGGCGAACGAGTGAGATCAAAATTGGGTCCCAATTTGAAATCTGACCACCTGTGCTGTTTGTTGGTGCAGCTTCCGAAAGAAAACTTGCGTCTTCTCTCATGGCTTTTTCTTGGTTCTCTAGAATGAGAGTAGTAACTGCCCGCTTATAAGAATCCTCAATCTTTCCGAGATCGGGGTGTTCTAGGACTGGCTGCCACTTTTCTTGTAGATGTTCTGTCTGAAACATTTGTTTCTCCTTTATTGTTACATCC